TCAATTTGCGATTTTCTTATCTATCCGCTCTACAAGCGTCTCGACTCTTACCAGGCGCTCCCTGATCTCCTCAATACAGCTTATCCTTGATTCCATCGCATCCACTCTGTTATTCAACTGCCCGTACCCAAAGGCAATCCCCGCAAGAGTTAAAATCAAAGAGATAACTGCACCGATGAAGCCAGATTTTAATCTAATTTTGGTCTCGCCATTCATTTATCTTCTCGTTTTCGTAACAATCCTGCAAGTAAGACGGAAGCCGCCTATATTCCTGCTTGCTGATTTTATCTTTTAAGTCGTAAAATTCCGCCCCTTTGGGCTGATAAAACATAAGGTTGTCTTTCTTAATGTAGTAACTACTGAAAGAACAATTTCCAACAGAGGCGCAACCTGCTATAAAAATTAGAAAAAATAAACACAATAGCTCTTTCGTCATATTTCGCATACAACTAATTTATAAGTAGGATTCCATCCCGCATTAACTCCGGAAGGCTCCCCGGGTATAGTGTATAGAATAATCGGGTACCAGGTTACCCTTACGGACGTAGCGCTCAACTTCTTTATCCCTATCCTGCAATTAAAAAACTTCCATACGGCAAACCCCTGCCAGAATTCCTGGGCGTCAGTTATCCAAAACCCATTCGGCTGAAGAATATAATAAGGGTTACTATCATTAGGATGAGTTATGTCGGTATAAGGCGGGCTGTTGTTATAGATAGACGAAAAAGACGGAGCGGATACCGAAACAGAGTTAATCGACTTGATCTTGAAATAACTTGATGCGGAATGATAAACTAAGTTTCCAGAAGGATCTTTTATCCTTAGTCCGTATCCGGGGCTGTTTGTAATAGTCTGCCGATAGCATCTCCAGTCAAAAGTAGTTGTCGCGTTATACTGACAGCCCATGCCAAAGTTAGTATAATTCCCCGAGCTTAAAGTAAGAAAAGCATTGCTGCAGGCATAATCAGTATTCGGCCTAATTAAAATTAAAGGCGGCAGGGGCGAAGATGCTATTGCAATGGAAGCAGATCCCGGGAGGCTAACGCCAGTAGCGCCTTCAGTATATTCCATATTCCTATACTGGCTGTCTATCTGTATTTCTCCGGCTGCATTCCTGACTCTTAGTCCATATCCCATATTTACCTCAAGTATATAGAAAAACGTACACTAATGTATCGGCTGAAGAAAACCTTGTCCCGTTATTGGGTGACCAGGATATCGTAGTCCCGGCACGTGTTACGGTATGGGAAACTCCCGTCCCGTTAACCGCTATGCCGAATTCTAATGAGGATAATCCGGCTATATCTGCCAATTCAACGCTGCCTGATGCTCCGGCGGATACATAAGTAACATATCTTAATCTTGATATCCGATGAGAAGTATCGAGCTTGACATTGCCGCTTGCGTCTTTTATCCTTAACCCGTAAGCCATTAAGGAAGATCTCCTAATTCAACTCTAAGGTTAGCTCCGTTGTCATAAACTTTAATGATATTATTAACACCATCTATTACAATTCTTCCCGCGCCTACGCTGATAGACTCATCAACCGTTAATGTGCCGGTGTTCGTCGATAACGCGTCCAATTGATTGACATTTATCTTGTCGGCAGTAATGGAATCCGTGTAAATCTTTCCGCCGTCAATCTTGGTTATGTCAGAGCCGTGCGCCCAGCCTGTGGCTGTTGCCGCATTTATCAATTCCCATTCGCCGGATGCAATTTGGTCAGCGCCGACGCTTGCTGCCCGGTATAATTTATCTCCGTCGTCGGTATCTATCCACAAATCGCCGATAGCCAAAGATGTAGGAATGGAGGCCTGTTTAAAGACGGTTATGCCTCCTCCCCCGCCGCCTCCGCTTTCAGATACCACTTCCCAATCACTGTTTTGATAAATATAAAGTTTATTGTTATCATCAGTATCAATCCAATAGTCTCCGTCATTCATGCCAGAGGTTGGTTCATCGTTCTGATAATACGTCTTAGGCGGAACAGCGTCACCGGCTAACTTTGAAAGAGTAATTGATTCGGCATGAATTTTTGCGCCGTCTAAATCATAAATTTTGGCATTAGTTACGATTAAGTCTTTTATCTGAGCAGATAAAGTAATCAATTCTCCGGCAATGAGCTTTCTTGCCGATATTATAGCGTCCCCTATTTCCGCCTCAGTTAAAGGCGTAAAATTTATCGTAACGGCCGAGGAAAAACTCCCCGGACCGTAGGTATCAACCGCCCTCACTTTATAGTAAGCTCTGTCTTTTATAACGAACTCATCGCCGATACTAGGTGTGCCTGACGGCCAGGAAGCTACTGAGATCTGTCCCGTTGAATTATTGTAGACCGTGGCTACTGCTTCTTGACCTTTGTATGCTCCGCTTGTCTGCAGGATTACGTCTCCGACAAAATAATTATTGCCAAAACCTGCTATATCGGCGTCTGTAATACTAGTCGCATCTACCGCGTCAGCCTCGGCATCAACCGGGGCGTTACCCTGGGCTATGGCCTCCGTGCCGGGAACCTTTACCTCCAAAGATTCTTCTCCGCCCCAGACGTTGGTAGGGGATTTATAAACTTCGTAATGCTTTAAATCCGTATCGTTAACATCAGCCCATTCAATCTTGGCAAATCCGAACCACTGTGTAGCCGCTATGCTCGGCGCTGCAGGAGCCGCATTCGTAGGCGATACGGACTGCGCTGCTTGAGAGTAATTGCCGGAGGTGTCAAAAGCCTTGATATAGTAAGTACCCGGCGTCCTAGACGCAGGAGAAACAATGGTAAATTTATTGCTTAATCCGTTATATATGAGGTTGCTGTTTTGCACTCCCCAGTCTGCATCCTCCAGCCTTATCTCGTATCCCCCCAGGTCTTTCTCCGTATTCCTATCCCATTTAAATACGATTTCATTTGTGAAGGTATAACCAAAGTTGCTTACATTTGCCGGAGGACTAAGCTTTCCAAGAACAGTCAAAGACAAGGAAACCGTTCCGTCTGATATAATCCCATTTACTGAGACGGTTCTGACTTTTACATAGTAAGTCTGCTCATCCTCTACCCCATAGATTGTAAAATTAGTATTATTCGTGGTTCCTATAACGCTGTAATCACCTGATCCTTTTTTGAGTTCAATTTGATAATGACTTAAAAACATACGGGAATCATCTGCCGGAGCGTCGAATGAAACTAAGATATCGGAGCCCACGGTACCGTCTTTATGCAGATAATAATCGCTTTCTGAGATAACGAGATTGCCTACATCTGTTATTGCGGCATAGGGGTTTGCGGGAGTGCCGTAATCAAATGTTTCAATAGTTGCTCCATGCCGGTCATTGTAAATAGATGAATTGTATTCCTGCGCGGTGATTTTATAGACATCCTTTTCATCCTCTTCAATGCGCTGGATGATAAACTGTTTATTCGTCCAGCCCATGAGCGAATGCGTGACCTCAATTACATCCCCTATCTCTTGGCCTACGGCATTTAAGGAAGTAGTAAACTCAACTGACAAAGGGCAAAGCTTTAACTCATAAAAATACTGATTGCTTAACCTTGAGGCCTGCGTTTTGCGGTTAATTGACGGTATAGTTAAAGTCTGCTCAACCAACCCCCGCTCATCCTGATCTACCTTATCCTCTGCTCCCCAAGCTAAAATACGCGCATCATCCTGTGTAGGATCAAAGTATTCAATGCCGAAGCGGTTAATCTTCTGATCCAGGCCCTTTTGAATAATTCTTAAATCCCGGATATCGTCCTCATCAAATGATGCCACTGCTGCCTGCGGTTTGGCGATGATCAGCTTCAGCTTTGAGCCGGACCGAATGAGTGCTCCAGCAAAACCTACCAGCATCTCGCTTAAGTTGTCTGAAGCTGCGCGTTTCTGGTCTATGCAGAAGGAAACCGTATATCTTGGCTCCTGTCCGCCTTGGCCGTCGCTTACCAGTTCCTGACAAAAGTCATAAACTTCAGCAAATGCCAGGTCATCGATGTCGCCTGCTAAATAACCGCAGCCGCCTATCTGCAGTTTCATTAAGAGATAATCCCTGATGCAGGCTGAAGGATTATCCGAATAAGCCTTTACCGCTGTCCAGATTGATCCATTCCATGTTGAAACCTTCATTCCTCTGCAGATACAGGTGATATTAGGCCTTCCGCCTTTTAATTTATCAGAAGTCTCAAGATGCACATGCAGCATGGCAGTATTGCGGTACTGGATGCCGTCTAAATCAAGGCCGGTATCGTCTTGCACATTTTGTGTGGGCGTGCCTAAGAATGCATGATACGAACACCCTGGGAAACTGCCAATCGGCTCGCCGTTTAAACGCACGTCGGTGATACTTTCAATTTCTCCCTGGCAAAGAACGATTAATAAATCTATCTGCTCCCCGCCCATCACCGGATTTTGAAACACAATATTTCCGGCTAAGCGCGCTTCGCCGTAAAGCACTGGCACCGGATATTGATTGCTTGAGGTAGTCTGAAGTTCGCCGAATTGATAGCGGGGCGATGCCGATGATCCGCCTGATTGCGACTGCTGACGCGCTTGAATCGCCAAGCCTATCGAATAGCCGATCATGGCCGTTCCGATAAGACAGCCTATGGTCGTTAAGGATAGGGAAATTAAACCTCCGGCGATAAATGAGGCAGCAGCGTAATCTGCGATTACCAAGGCAACAGCAATAGCAGCCGGCGGGCCTGCAGGCGGGATATAAATTTGTCCGTCTTTTTCACGGATAGCGAATAAAAAGTATTTTTCCCAAGAGGGCGTGAGACGGGAAATCCTGGACTTCCCGTCTTTACGCGCGTGCAGCATCCTGCCGTAACCTAAATAAAGCCCCACGTGCAGCTCATCATTAATCTTAAAAACTAAAACATCCTCTGCTTGAAGATTGTCTTTACTTACAATGGTATTAGTCTCAATAACTTTTTTAAGGATTTCATCCTGCTTGGTTTGGTCAACTTCGCTGATCTTGGGCGCGATTCCTTTCACTCCTTTGGCATTAAAATAAAGCTGCATCAAGCCCACGCAGTCCGTGCCGTTTGTGTCCCGGCCGTCCTCAAGCCATTTAATGCCTACCAGTTTATTTAAGAGTTCGCTATCAAGTTTCTTCATTCTTCTTTACTAATCGGATTTATCAGCTGCGGGATATGTTTAAACCCGCCGAAATTAGCGTGGTTATTGTGCCTGTTTTTGCAGACATCAAAAGATTTGTCGCAGCCTTTCTCAACGGAATAGGTATCCCCTGCATCCGGCGCCTGAGGCAACGCATAATCTAAAATAAGCTTGTATTCGGCAGCAATGAAATCCACTACCTTGCGCTTGAGACCGTTATTAACACCTGAAGTAAACTGAATCACTCCGTCATTCCAAAAATCATCAGCCTCAGTTCTTGCAGCATCAATAACAAACCCTGTAGCTGACCCTGCATCCGCTGTCTGGCCGTTTATTCTCGTAGCTGCCACATTAAACTGGCAAAACTCATCTCCGAAGATATAATTGCAGTAAAGCTGCTGCATGCGTCCGGTTTCCACGGCCAGGGACTTAAGCTTTGACTTACATTCAATCTTAATGCTGATCTCGGTAAGCTCGGCAACTGCATTGACAATACCGTCAAACATTACCTTGGCATGCGTCTGATCTGTAAGCAGGTCGAGAAAAACCTTTCTAATAACTACCCGCCTGCCTCTTAGATCAATTGTGTTGAGCCAGTTGCTCCATGCCCGGTCCACATTGTCAAATTCTCCTGAGACTGCCTCAATCTCTAACTGATTGCTTGCCGGTACAGCCGAGCGTTTTATCCCCAGCGGAATGTAATACTGCGGCACCCCGTCTAAATTCCAGAACTGGCACCTTTTATTGTCCGTGCAGAAATAATAGGTTAACGAATCGCATGCGCCTTGCGAGCCTAAATAAAAATCATACAGCTCAATAGGCCGGTTTTCCTGTTTCTGCGCTTCGTCTTTATATTGAACCGTCAAATCCTGCATTGTTTTTTAGGGTGCCTGATAAATATTCCAAAGCACCTCCTTAAATTTTAAAGCGGTGTTATACAGCTTATACTGCACAAGCTCCCGCGAAAGCTTGTCATCATCAAAACGCACCTGGATGTAGTATTCATAATCCGCTGTAATCACCACGCTTGCACCCGGGGCCACAGTAAAGGTGATTTTTGCAATCTCATTGGTAAGGTCATTTGAGACTGTATACCCAGACACCTGCAAGATGCCGTTTAGATAAACTTTGACTGCTGCAGTATCAACCGGGAAATAATCCAGATTAAAAACTATTTGAGATCCGCTGCCGGCTCCTGCAGCTTCTCCGGAAACCTTAAAGCTCGTCGGAAACTTTACCCAAAAAGTATCGAACTTGCCTTTGCGCGCCTTAAAGAATTCCCAGATTAAATTTACCGCCACATCATTTTCATTCTCAAGCCAAGTGTCGAGAGTGCGTATCGGCTTTGACCACTTAGACCGGCGTTTTTCCTTGCCTGAGTCTGCCTGAAAAATCAGCGTTGAGAACTCAATATCTTCTTTCAAGCCGAATGCCGGAGTAAAGGTTAAAATTTCAATACTCATATACGGTTGCGGATTGCGCTTCTTATAGGTTTATTCTTGTTTAAGGCGTCGATAATTGCATTCTCAAAGATATCCGGATGCTGCACCAGCATGTCCCGGAAAGATTTCGCGTCGTTGGCATTAATGTAAACATTAAAGATTTGGCTGCCCTCGCCGACACTTTCTCCGCGGTTAAGCTTTCGCAGATTATTTACGCCTAAGGCTGACATGCCCCTGCGGGAAACGACGCCTTCTCCGGACTGGGCAATTATCGGCACCTCATCAGGCAAAAAACCCTGATGCGCATATATAGGCCTAATCAGACCCCCTGAGTGATAGACCATACCGCCCTGGTGAAAAAACGGAATCATCCCCGGGAATACTGCACCTATAGTCTTAATCAAAAGTATCTTTGCCAAAACCTCAGCCAAAACATCCAGCATCATGTTGCCGAATTCAGCAAAGTAGTCTTTGGCATCATCAATCTGGCCGCGGAAGGCATCGCTAAAGAAATGCTTAAAACTAGACCCCAAAGACCTGGCTATGCCTTCGCCTATAGATTTTATGGCGTCAAATGACTGCGCAACCTCATCTATTTTTACATCCTTACCTAAATTTTTAAGCGAATTGATAAAGTTGCCGATAGCAGCGCGCGCTTTGTCATAGCCCTTAACTAGGCTTCCCTCGCCGGTGGCTAAAATATCCGAGATCTTACTGCCTACCTTGTCTATTTCGGTATCCGAAGCCTTGATCAGGCCCTCTAAGTTCTCCCTGAATTTCTGGATATTTTCCGAAGCCTCTCTGTAAGACTCGCCTAGTTTGCCTGGGATCTTGCCAAGAAGCTCGTAGAATTTCTGCAAACCCAAACACAACTGATTAAACCCCACCAAGAGATATTTGATGAGTTTTACAAAACCGATGTAGACCATCTCCGCGCCGATTTCAACTGCATTAAGAACCGGTACAGCCACATCTCTAAACTTAAGAAAAATAATAATTAAACCGGCAACTACTGCGGTAATTCCTACCAGCCATGGGTTAGCCAGCGCAAACAAAGCAAACTTGCTTACTAAATCTAAGATTATCCCGCCTACCCTCACCAAACGGCCGATAAGTGCCACAGCAACACCGCCTAAGGTTAAAAAAATACCGGTGATAGCTATTCCCTGAATAATCATCTGCTGGGTTGCCGCAGGAATACTATTCCAGACATTTAATAAATTGCCGAAGACATTGGCCAAGTTGTGAACTACCGGTACTAATGCCTCCGCGATGCTCAAACGCAAAGCAATAAAGGCATTATCCAAACGCTTAAGTTCGTTTGAGACGGAAAGCGAATATTTCTCCGAGGATTTAAAGGCTAAAGCCAAAGGGCCGGTTATGGCTGCGCCCATAAAAGCTAAAGTCTGCCCCACCTGCGAAATCTCCCTGCCGACCTGACGCATATTAAGGCCCAACTTATGGGTTGAGTTGGCAAACTTTTGCAGGCCGGCTTCTACGCCTTGAAGCTGCTTGGTCACCTCGTCTTTTAACCTCATGATTATGGAAACTTCCCTATTTGTAGGCATTCCTTTGCTTTCTTACCTGCTCTTGTTTTATTTCCACAAGCTCATTATCTATTACTTCCATTGCTTCAATAAACTTTACCGGCTGCTCCAACCAGCTGCCCTCATTCGGTAGAAACCCGTTCTTATAAAAATTGTATGCCCTTAAAAAATTTGCCGATAAACTGGCAACCTGCTCAAAAGGGCATCCTTTATATTCCCTGCCTTCAAACTTCCATGTTTCCTGTCCCGGAACCTCAAATTCGCAAAGTTTCTTTTTCCCTTCCAGACATCCGCGGCAATTCACGGTAAATTCGCTTACGTGAACTGCCAGGATCAGTTTTTTCGTTCTTCCTCCGAAAGCTTTGACTCATTAAGGACCGCTTCTGCCAGCTCCTGACGCAGTTCATTGGAAAACATGGCAATGATCCTGTCAGGCACAGCCTGGCGCATTTTTCCGGCGTATTGAATGGTGTCAAAGCTTAAATCAACCGGCTTATTTGTCTGCGGGTCAAGGAAGTTTTCCAAACCTTTAAGCCCGAACTTTATGGCAGTGATCTGGCGCTTATTCCAGTTAAGCCGCACCTTGGCTTTATCATTGGGGTTGCGGGAACTTAACTCATAAGTTGAGCTTTCATCATCAACCTCTGCGCGTAAGACCGGGTCAAGTATGCCGATATGAAACACCGTCGGGTTATTCTGGTCAGGGTCGAATTTAGAGATAAATTTCCGGGTTGAGTTAATATCAATTCCTGTAAGCATGGAGTCCTCCTTTTGGTTTAAAAGTTAAAGACACAAAATACAATACTCATCATCGCCGGGCGCAAATGAGCCGGTTAAATCAAAGGCAACCTGGGCAATCTGGATGCCTTCTTTGTCCGCATCCTCGACTTTTGTGTATTGGATTGCCGGGCAATAGAACCTGAACTTATTGCCGTCGAGTGTGCCGTAGGAAAAATCAAAAGGCATCTTGGCGTTACTTAACCACTTGCCGTGAAAATCATGCTCGCTAACTGAGCACATTTCAGGATCCATGTTGCCTGCGGGCGCTCTGTCAGTGATCATGTAAGAAAGAATGCCGCTGGGGTCGTCAATCTTATCCCTTGGAGAGAGTTTATTGGCAATATCGATGTCGATTGAACCTACATTAAGTGAAACTCCCTCAATTGAAAAATTCGCTCCCAAGACAACCGGCTCTTCTGTCGTACCATAGTCAACACCTTGCAGCATTGCCTCATCAATCACCCCTGCATCAACCCCCATAAATTTAAATTCCATGCCGATAGGCGAACCTATCTTGAGGTTAAATTTTAGAGAACCGCGACAACCCCTTAAGAGTTTTCTCACTCCGTCTTCATAAGAGGCCATGGTTAAAGAGGGCGCATTTTTAGAGACAGGCTTTATTTCATGACCGGCATTGGAAACAGCTGATGCAGTTTGAGCGCTTGCGCCTGAAATCTGCCCGGCGATGGTTTCGCTATTCTCAATTACCCCGCTTATGACCACGTAATAAAGCGTAGTTACGCCGTTGGGCGTATCAACAACCACTCGTCCTTGCGCACCAGTTGTTCCTCCGGTAATGGTCTCGCCGTGCTTAAAAGGCCCGCCAGTTACCGCACCGATTAAGATCTTCTTTAAGACATTGACCTCATGACCACAGGCTCTAATTAAAGGGGCTTCTTTGAACATAGTTGCAATTGAGCCTGAGCCTCTTAACTTCATGCTGAAATCAAATCCGGCAATGCGCTTGCCGCTGATCTTGCCGATTTTAGTCAAAGATTCCCTTACCGGATCCCGCTGGTACATCTCCGGCTCAAAACTTACCTTGGGGATATAGTCAACTAAAAATCCCGCGTCATTAAAATTTAAATTCTCTGCCACGCCTTCCTCGGCCTCTGGTCTTGCCACCAACTGCCTAATCCTTGATAACTTGCTCATCTTTACAACCTCCTTGTCGGGTCATTCCTTAAATGCCGGTATTTGACTTTTAACTCTATGGCTAACCCTGCATAGTGCTGGCCTTCCGTGGTAACAAAAGGACTGGTTGAGACAATATCCGTATCAATTGCCTCGCCTCCTCTTGTGTGGTCAAGCAGCACTGCTTTTTTTATATCTCCCTGCAGGCGGTTTAAGTAGATATCCGTCGGGACAGCATCGTTTTTGTCATTGATATAAAAGATGCTTAAGAAAACACTTAAAACACATTCGGTAAAAGGATGCACTGACGGCTCTTCCAGCTCATCCCCGGGTGTAATAATAATCATCGGAATATCCACGGGGGTATTTCCGTGCATTGACCAGCGCTGCACGGTTTGAGGCGTAAAGTCAAAGTTGTAGCCGCGAGCCTGAGTAATAGCTTCCAGTGTGGTTTTGATATTAGCGATTATTCTTTCCCGGACGGTTTCCATATTTAAACTTTTGTTAAAGCTTTATCCGCTGCCTGATTAATGTAAGTAAAAATCTTTCCCTGCATCTCATCCCAAGTCTGATAAAATTCCAGACGCGCACTCACATCCACAAAAGGCTTAAACACGTATAAAAACCTTAAGCGCCCGGTGATCCACTTCACTAAATATGATTTTCCTCTAGAGGTAATCACAAAGGTTTTCTTTAGCTCTGAAGGATATTTATATTTTTTCTTTAAGCGATGGCCAGCGGTATACATCTCTGCCTGATTAAAATTAAATGCCCGGATAGGTACAGCTAAAGCCTGTGCTGCAGGCATTACCCTTTCTCCAAATTCATGCCTTTTAGAAACCTTTGACTCCGAGAAGATTTCTAATCCCATGCCCTCAATTGTTTTAGAAACTAAACTTGCCCTCCTAAATGTTCCGTAAAGGCCGTATTGCCCGTCGCCGTAAACGCCGGGAGGGCCCTGAAGCCTTTCTTTTCTGAAGGTGCTTAAAAAACTTCTACCGATGTGATCAAAGGCATCCCCCAGTTCAAACTTTAATGCCTGCGGGATAATCCTTATTGCCCGGTCTAATTTTTCCTTATCAATTTTTACATCTATAAAATCATTCATTCTTACCACTCCACCAGCAAATGCCAGAGAGCATCGTCTTTATTTAAAACCTCGGAAATGCGGCATTCTTTAGTGTCGCCTTCAAGGTCAGTTAAAACAATCTTGTCGTCTTTTTTATTGATTAACGATATTCCGGCAGCTTCGTCGTTTAAAACAAAGAGTTCTGCCTGATTTTGGAGGGTGCGCAGGCTGTCTTCCCTGCTTGGCTTGATCTGCCCCCGGTTAACAAGGGCCTTAATAAGCCGGCTAGAGCCTCCGGCGGGAATATAGGTGATATTTTCGGCAAATTCATTTGTATTGAGGAGGCAGTTAAAAGCATCCTCCTTTAGCTGGCTTTTGAAGGTCATAGTTAGTCCTCTTCTATATCCGGAAGGCCTTTAAAGGGCCTCCCGGATTTTATGTCTGCTTAAAAACTACTTTTAAGCATCGACCTTCATTAAATGCGCAAAATAAGGATCAATGACGATCTCATCCACATGCTGCCTGACCCGGAAGATATCGCTTCTTGCCGCATCGTCGCGGTACTGCTCGACCGTGGCGTTTTCAGGAGAATCCTGGGTCCAAAGGAAAGTCCTGCCCATGCTCGGATCCGAAAGCCGCTCGCTGGCTCCGATAACTGCCACCATGGCAAAGTCATCGCTCCAGACATCAGCGCTGATAAAGGTCTTGCCTTCTTTTGCGCTGTTGTAAATGGCCTTGCCGACGATGATATTCTTGACACCCAAGATGTCTGCCAGGGCATTTAAGATTTCTGCCTCGGTAAGGCGTGCCACGTACTTAATTGCATCCTTGATGCCGGTATTTAAGAGCATCCGGTCAATATTTGCTTTGCTGCAGATCAAGTTCTGAGGGTCAATGCCGGAATTTGAGCGTACTTTCTCCCTGGCTGCACGCACCTGAGCCACGACATCCGTTGCAACATTGTCCCAAGGATTGGCTGAGTTATCGGTGAAAAGCGCGGCTCCTGAAAAAGTAGTGGTATTAAAAACCTGCGCCACAATACGCTTTTCCTGCGCCTGCAGGACCCTGCGCGTCACGATCTGCACCGTAGTCAGTTCTGCATCAAAATCCGAGGCGTACATATTGCGTTCGCCGTCATCCAAAGGACCCTCAAGACCATACTCCTCGCAGTTATACTGCTTGTCCTTTGCCTGAAAGCCGTCTCGGTTGTAGTTGCCGCGGGGTGCGCGTTTGGTATCTGCGTCGCGGGTGATGCTTTCCCGAGTGATTGCCGGAAAAATTGAGGCCTTCTTTCTTGTCCCGAATATCGGCAAGACTTTCGTGCCGATAAACTCATCCTGCTGCTGGATAAACTCCAAAGCCGCTACTCCCAACTCTAAGCGCGGAACTGCCCTTGTCCCCTGATATTCAACTCCCATCTGATTTCCTCCTCTTGTTAAAAATAGTTAATTACGCCAACAACCCTTCTACGATTTCGCCGTCTGAAGCCGAGGCCTCAAGCACTACACCCTGAATTGATCCGCTTACAGTAGCGCTTACCTTGCCGTCAGCTGCTCCATAGAAACTCCCTCCCACGCCTATGGCGCCAGATGCTACAACCTTGAAGGTCCTGCCGCTGGTCTTTAAATCTACTGATACCATCTCGCCGGATAAAGCCTTAGCCGCTGTAAAGCCGATAAAGGCCTCACCCGCATCCGCATATACAACCTGTGTGCCGCTTCCTCCAGCGAGTTTAACCCTGCGGAATGCCTCAAGGTCCTCTCCTGCAACAAATGCCTTTGATCCGATATTAAACTGTGACATGATTCGCCCTCCTTATGGTTACTGTTTCCTTTTTTCTGCGGTTACCCTTAATGCCTCGGTGATTGTGCCGCCGAACTGCTTCTGATATTCCCTTGCCCTTTCAAGGTGAGTCTTAGCTGCGCCTTGAGCCGGATCCTGCCCCGGTCCTGCTGAAGCCGGGGATTTTGTCTTTAAATCCCCTAAGCGCACCTGCTTCAGTTTTTCTAAGAGAACTGCCGAAGTATCGCCGTTTCTTGCTGCCTCATAAACAAGCGCCTCTGTTCCCGGGAAGGCCTTGGCAGTATCTAAGAGGCTAATAATGCGCTCTCTTTCCTGATTTAATCCTTCGCCGCTTAAACCTGCTGCAAGGTCAGACCTTTCTTTTTTAAGTAATTCCAAAGTCAAATCCTTAATTTCCATTTTTGTCACCTCCTCCTTGGTTAGTGAATAACGCTCTAAAAACGCAATTATCTTTTCTACTGCTTCCGGATTTGATAAAAATTTATCTAAAAAGACAGTCATCTCAGCCGAAGGCTTAACCGTCTCAGAAAAGAATGCGCCGAAGATTCCGTTATTGGCTGCCGGGTCATCCACCACATCTACTGCCCATAGTTTTGTAATACGCGCTAAAGGCAAAAGATCCTTGCCGGTAGCCGGATCCTTTTTGCGCGTGCCGTCTTCATTGAGCCGGTATTCGGGCTCTCCGTCAAAGACAATGGATGAGCCGAAGGCATCGGGGTCGCTTCCGGCTAAATCCAAAACATAGCCTGCTAAATCTCCGCTTGGAGTATTATAGGCAGTCTTGTCAAAATAAAGGTCAGCGCGCACTACCTTGGATTCTTTTCTGAAATTCTTTGCTCTGCCCAAGAATGTGCCGACTGCAGAATTGCTCATATTGGGATGGCCGAAACGTGATTTTAGGCCGATATTTGACTTTGCTCCAAGTTCAACTGCCTGATCCAAAGTCGTCTCGTCAATCTCCAAGCCGTGGCCGCGCGCTTCGCCCTTGGTGATTACTGCAAAGCCGTAGATGATGCCGGTTTCCTTATCAATACCGCCCTTGCCATCCCGGATGCCTCTTGCTACATCTGCGCGAAAAGTATTTTTATGTTTTAATGCATCCTGCATACAGCGCTCCTTTTCTTATTTTTGCTGAATATCAATAATCAGTTCTTGAGGCTTAACTAATATGCCTTTCGACACAACAGCAACCTTAATCGGAAAATCATCTGAAGTAATAATCAGACAGCGTTTATTTTTAAGACCTTCTTCCTTACTGCCGAGCTCCTGCTTCTTCTTGAACAGTTTTGCCATTTTCGTCTTTCTCCTTATTGGGATCGGTTTTCTTAACTAACGGCTTGTCTTCTAAACCCAATTCTTTGCGCTTCTTTTCCTCGCGGGCTTTTTGCTCCATAACCTCTTCCCAGTCTTTACCGAGTGCAGCGCATTCATCTGCTAAAGTAGAAAGATTTCCGTCTACTGAACTGCGCGAAGCCTCAACTTCTTTTGTAGGATCCACCCAGCCCCAGCCGGGAGCAATCCAGCGGGCGCGGGTTAAGTCCAGCCGGTTATCATAAAAATTTTGTATCGGCAGCTCCCCTAATAAATACGCTTCCTCTAAGAACATCTCATATACCGGCTGGCATAATCTTTTTGACAGCCATTCCTGACGCGCTTTAAAGAACCTGCGTGCTTCTAAGAGCGCAGCCCGTGCACTGGAATAACTGGATTTACTGAAATCTTTTGCCACCACTTCATAAGGAAGATTCAGGCCTGCAGATATTGCCCTGAGGATCCTCTCTACAAACGGCTCAAACGTTCCTCCAGGACGGTTCGGACTCAACTGCGAAATCTCTTCCCCTGGTGCCAAGTATTCAATCATTCCCGGCTCCAAGGCTTCTATCTTCTGATTTGCAGCATTAGTTGAATCTGCCCTGCCAAAAGCAGCATTTATCGGGTCTGTCTTTTTCACAAAGGCAGCAAAACAGGCAGCCACTCGCGCTGCCACAAGTTCAGCTTCCATATAATCTGATAAATCTTTAAAGTAAGTTAATATCGGTGCAAAGAACGGCTCGCCTCGAGTCTGACCCGGGCGTTTCAGCCAGTAAAGGTGCAGGACATTCGGTCTGCCTAATTCATTCTTAGCCGGATAGCGGATGTAGTAACTAGAATCAAGCGCTCTGTAGTTAAAATAGATATCTCCGGGATGAGACTTCCTGATATAATAAGCAACCGGCTCGCCGCGCTCTCCAATCTCAACACCGCTTCTTATATTTTTGTTTTGCATTAAATCGTAAGGTGTGGCTAATCTGTCTGCCTCGACAATTTCTAGAGCGAGCATGTAAGGCCTGCTGGGAGTATCGACCATCAAAGGGATAATTAAAACTTCGCCGTTTTCTAGGATCTGCCGCTCAACTAACTGCTGGATTTCGTAGAAATCCATACGCTCTCCGGCATCCGCAAAAGGAATCCATTTCTGCCAGGCACGTTCTGCTTTTTTCTGAAAGAGATCTGCTGCTTCTTCAGTAATATTTAAACCGTCTCGGTCAATACGGCTTTGCGGCCTGATGCCTGTGCCGATAACATTAGTAACAATAGTTGAAGTAATCCCGGATGCGTGCGCGTCGTTGCGGTTTAGGTCACGGCTTCTTTCGCGCAAAGTCGGAAGCTCAAATAATAAATCCGAATCAGCAGATCCTCTTCCCGGGATCCATGAATCGCGCAGGCGGGATCTGTCTGCTCCGCGGTAACTTGAGAATTGTTTTAAGGCCAGCCGATAGAGTTTTCGCTGCAAGGATAATCTTGGCGAGAAAAAACCGACCAAGCTGTCGAGGCGTTCCGAAAAAGTAATTTTGTTAGTGTCTTTATTTTTCATTGCGGATTCTTAAATGAAACAAATGTCCTTGCTCCGCCTTTTTCAGCTGAAACTTGAGCCTGCAATTCTTTACGCATCTCCTTCAGCTCACTAAGCGGAATATACTGAATGTTGCGTCCGTTAATGCTGTAAGCAGCAACTGCGCCTCCGGATAACCTAGCCGCAATAGCATTATTAACAGCGGTTAAAAGCGCTGCAGGGTCTGTTGCCAGTGCAACTTCGCCGGCTGCAGCTGCCGTTTCCCAAACAATACATGTATTTGTCTTTGTAATTTCTACGGCACCCGGCGCAGGAGTAAAATACCACTTATCATATATAGTTTTCGCGATAGTTATTGCGGCTGCAACTATATGGTATTTACCCGTGCTGTCCTTAATTATTTCAGCACCGCTAAAAGTTTGAAGAACGCCGGACCCATCGCTGTCTAAAATCTCTACCTTTGATACAGCATAGGGGTCAAACAAATCAGAGGTCTGGGAAAATCTGAAATTGTTCCTCAAGATTATCTGATTATTAATTACTGCATTTTCTCTTTCTACCGACATAAATAACCTCTGATTTTAAGGACCTACATCATAGGGTGTAGGCATTCCGCTCTCTTTTGCCAATACACCGGTTTCACTTGCAGGATCAGCCGGTAAATTATCTGTCTTAGATTTAATCGCTGATGCTGCTGCGTCTATATTGTCTACATAGCCGCCCACCTTTAATTCTCCGGCTGCCAGATAACCTGTCATTGCTGAAACACAGCTAACTTCCATATAATAAATATCATCGCTTAACCCCGCTGTATCGAAATCGTAATAATACCAGCCGGGTTTATTTACTGCATCCTCCTCATTCATAACAATTGTTGCAGAGTTAAGCTGCCACGCTGAACCTGTATAGAATTGCCCGTTTGACTTTCTGTATATTTTTAAGAAAACATTGCTTAAGCCCGTAACGGCATTGCCGTCATTATCAAAAATAAACACCCTAATCCGCTCAGTCTGGCCGTTCTGTATTCTTACTGTGTCCATCCCTGTCCTTAGTAAAAAATTAAAGTTCTCCAAAGTTCCGTGCCTGACGCTCTTGTGTAGTAAAGATACTGCGCTCCGTCAGTTGTCTTAACATAGCTTAACCTGTCGCCTGCTACTGCCGTGCCTGATGTATAAGGGATTGCGCCGGCATTCATCATTTTATCCGTTGCTAAATCGTAATAATAAAGCCTGTGGGTAGCGTCTTTTTGTATCCAAATTCTGCCGTTAGTAGAGTCATAAGCAGATACTGTGCCAGTCGTGAAAGTCTCCGAGTTAGGAATATAGGTTAATGTTGTCCACCCCGGCGTTCCTATTGAATACCGATATACCGCTGAATTAGCGCCGCCCCTTATTACAAAAAGCTTATCGGGGTCAGTGCCTTGTATCCAATGGATTCCGCAGCCGGCGCCAGCCGCACCGGTTAAGGCATTTGCCATCGTTGACCATGAATTACCGGAAATTGAATATCTGTAAAAAACTGTCGCGCTATTGCCTATTAGGTAAATATAATCGTCATTCCCGGCAGCATTGTAGCTGGCGCAGGTATGGCTCATCGCCCCGTCAGTCCCCCAGACTGCCGGTAGATTAGTTACGGATCTCGAAGTCCAGGCATTAGCGACAATATCGTAATATCCAAATCCGCATTGCGTTGTATATCCGTTTAAAAGCCAGATCCTGCCGGCTGATCCTTGCGAAGGATCAAACACCATGCAAGTTCCTGCACCCCAGGTTCCTGATCCGCCTAAAGCGCCCGGAGAGGCTAACTGTATCCAGCTGTCGGTTATCGTGTCATACCGCCAAAAAGAAGAAATGCTAAAAAGAAAATAAATATACCTGTCGGTTCCCCTTTTATCGTTAACTTGGCAAGCGCCAGCGGCATTTGCTGTCGGCAAGAATCTCAACCATTGCCATATCGGTAAATCAATTCCTTGCTTTAAATTATGATTAAACGGCATATTTTATTCCTCTGGATACATATTCTGATTAAGCAAAAGTAAATTTGCTTCTTTGGCATTCGTTATATTCTATATTCGCCCGCTGTATTATTTCCCATCTCTGATCAACCGGGAAATTACCAAGATTCCAAACTCCTGATTGAGAAACAGGAGTAGCTGTCCCCGCCGCATCAATTAAGATTCTTAATCTTCCCGCGCTGTCGACAGCTAACCTGCCTAAAGGAGAATTGATTAAATGTTGTAAAATTACCAATAAAACATTAAGAGTGGTTTCGGTAGATGGACTTGTAGGTATTCTGTCTGTTCCGGTTTTTATCTCTGATAACGCAATATCTAAATTATCGGTTCTTGCTTTAATAAGAGCTAAATTACCGTCTTCCTTGGCGGGATCGATTTGCGTTCCCGCAATATTTTTTAGCCCTACTGCATCTTTTAATGCTTTTAAGATTTCTAAAATCATTGCTAACCCTTTTTTCCAATAATTCCTTCGCTAAAAAAGAAAGCGGCAGTAAGATGGTTAAGGCACCTTAACTGCCGCTTCATTAATTTAGGGAGCGTCCCCCCTAAATTATTTCTAACTGTCTGTTCAATTAAACTTTATATCATTTGTATATCTTGAGTCAAGAAAACGGTTCAGCGTGGCTGAAAATAGTTTTTACCTGTCTACTTCCAAGACTTTAAACTTCCAGCCGCAGTCATTGCACCTGTAATATAAAACCGGCCGGTCTGCGCCGTAACATTTTAATTTTAAAGACCTGCATCTGGGGCATCTTAAGATCAAACGTACAACAGTCGCCTTTGTTTCTGTTTCTTTGTTTAATACGTCATTGTTTATATCAGATCTGTTTTTCTCCGAGACATATCCTTTCAGCCAGCCTTTTGCGTTTATCCATTTGGTCATTATCTTTTTATCCAATTCGGTCGCCTGGGAAGCCAGTTCTTAGTAATACCGTGCTGCAGGCTTTCAGTATCCTGTTTAGGATAAATTCTTCTGCCGTCCTCCTGCATAGCAAATACCCGGATCATCTCTGCCGCTGCTATTGAGTAACACTCCGTATCAAAGAAATGGCTCTGCGCATGCACGGAAACCGTGCGCCATTCTTCCCTGGCGCGCCCTGTTTTTTTATCCCGAATGATAATCTTATGCTCCCCGCAAAACTGCTTCAAATATTCATCAGATGGATCCTTGTGCAGATGCCAGCCTCCGGGTGAATCAAGTTTAGTATTTTTTACCAACCGGCTGATTTTGTCTTTAAAATAACTGGTGTCGATATGCCATAACAAAAGACCTCCGGGAATGGTTTGTCCTGTGGCAGGATATTTATCAATGCTTGAAACCCTAAAAGGCACCCCGCTTATGTAGCTTTGCCCTTTAATAGGACGCGCAATATCGCGCCAAAGCCGGGCCACTTCATAAACTTCATCAGTACGATATCCGGTATCAATACAAGTAAGCCTTACGCCAAAAGGTTCTACACCCGCGGTCTCAGAGGGGTAATAAGTTTTAAAGAGAATTTCTATGACATCATCCCACTCCTCAACTCTCGTGGCCAAAATCAACCAAGATTCCTGATGTAACCCCCAACCACGTATGGAAAGATAAAAATGATCCTTCTGCACATCTACTCCGGCAGTCAAAACCCTTGCTCCATCCGGCACAATTCCTCTTGGATTTGGGAGTACTAAGCTTAACAATTCTTCCGGCTTGGTTTTACCGATGTTCTCTTCCCAAACTTCAGCCAGCCAAGAGTTGACAAAGTTCATCAGTAATTCTATATAGTCCTTTGATTTTAAAAACTCTGCCGCGATGTCGCTGAAGGACAGCCAGGGCGAATATAAAGAGCTAATCCAAAACCCTCTGTTTTTATTCGGTTCTTTTTTATCGGCAATCCACTCGCCGCTTTGCATCATTCTGGGCTTTTGACTGTCTTCTATGCGTTTATTGCAATGCAAACATTCGTACCAGGCAAGGCGTTCGTTTTTAATCCGCTCAGCCGACGCCTCTTCTTTAGGCCATTTAATTTGCCCAAAGATTAAAACCTGTATTTTCCCGCAGTGCGGACAGGGTACATAAAAACGCCTCTGATCGGATTTTTCATACTCCCTAAAAATATATCCTTCGCGTGTTGTCGGGGTTGAGACCTTCACTGTCTTTTTATTCCAAAAAGTTTTCTGCCTCTCCTGCGCAAGCTTTATCGGGTCTGCCTCGCGTCCGGAAAACCTTGGGTATTTATCCACCTCATCTAAAAATAAATATCTTATAGGCCTTGAAGCTAAATCAGCGGGAGAGTTTGAACCGGCAAAGTAAAGAATCATCCGGTCAAAATGATACTCAAGCTTTGTGATATCATCTGAATTCTGCGGGATGTATCTTTCTAAAATAGCTGAGCCCTCAATCATAGGTTTAATCCTGTTATAAGAAATACTCTTGGCGTCATCAGCTCTAGGCAGAACCATAAGCGTAGGCCCGGGATCCTGATCGATAATGTAGCCCAGCATATTCAGCATGGCCTCAGTCTTACCCACCTGTGAGGCTGACATAACTGTAATCTCATCCACAAAAGGATCAGTGAACGCATCCATAATGCCTTTTAAATAAGGAGTCCTGGCCGTTGACCACTGGCCTGGCTCTGCTGAAGTTTTAGTGTCTAAGCGCCGATACTTATCTGCCCAAACGCTAACCGTCACCTTATCAGGCAAGGCCCATTCACTGCGAACATAAGGCTTAATGGTCTCAAGCGCTTTCTTTGCGATCTTTATCGGCATAAGGCACTCCGGCAAATTGACTGATAATTGCCCTGATTTCATTATCTAAGATTTCGCAGATAAGCTTTGGCTCCTGCTGGTATAACTTGGGTGCGATATAATGCGGAAGCCTTAAGAATCCCATTTTGATTCCCCTTATCTGATTCTTAAGAATTGAGGTGTGTTCGCTAAAAAGAATCAGCTCTGCAGTTGCTTTTTTAAGCTCTATTTTTAACAGCTCTGCTTTATACTGCTGTATTTTCTCATCCCAATAAGCCTTGCCGTCCTGGTCTTTGTATTTCTGGTTCCTGAGCACATGCCAGCTTTTTATCTCTTCTAAATCATAGAAGCCGTCTTTGGTTGAGGGCATGCCGTCCTGTTTCCAGCGCTGCACAGTCCGGCAAGTTACATCCATAACCTTGGCTACCTCTTCCATGGTCTTGACGATAGTAGGCGCTAAAGGCTCTGCCTCAAATTCTTCAAGCTCAGCGATTTCCTGTTTGGTAAGGGATTTTCCGCCTTGAAGTTTTTCAATCAAATGCAGATGGCGTTTCTTGCGGGCGATCTCAGCAAGGTTTTGTTTCTGCTCGGTCATGTCCTACCTTCCAATTGCGCCTTCTTGCCGGTAAACTCTTCCCATCTGCGCACTGCCACATCGCAGAATATCGGCTCAAGTTCTAAAGCATAGCATCTGCGGTTTAATCTTTCGGCAGCAATGATCTGCGAACCTGATCCGCAAAAAGGCTCAAAACAAATCTCGCCTACGCTGGTATGCACACGCATAGGTATTGCGAAAACTTCGGTGGGTTTTACGGTAGGATGCAAAAGGCCCGGATTGCGTTTCTTGCCTTCCCAGTCCAGCTCCCAGATATCGCTGTAATATTCGGGATTAGCCGGATCCCCGGTTCTTAATAAATCAATTGTCCAGACCGTACCGATAGACTTATCTTTTGGTTTATAGAAAGGTTTCTTCCCCTTGACCCACATTAAAAGACAGGGCTCATGCCGCCAGGAATAAAACGAATAGGTTAATATTGCGCAAGGCTTGACCCAGACAATCTGCTGATGAATTAGAATACCCAGCTCATCGCAAATTCCCTCAATCATGGATCTGCGCCTTGAAGCATGCCAAAGATAAAGTGCCGTGTTTTCTTTGATATGCTTAAGGCCGACCGTATAAAACTTTTTCATGAATTCCCTGGCATCGGGAATATCCACCTCATGATAAACATCTGACCAATCGTGTCCTCCTGTAGGCCTGCCGGCTCCGGTATAGTCAACACAGTACGGCGGATCCGTAGCAAAAAGGCTGGCTTTTTCTCCATTCATCAGGCGCGCCACATCTTCCTCTTTGGTAGAATCTCCGCAAAGAAGTTTATGCTCGCCTAACAACCAAAGGTCTCCTTTTTTGGTAATTGCTTCTTCAGGGGGTTCAGGGATATCATCAGGCAGAGTTTTGCCAGCTCCCAGATTCTCCATCTCAAGCTCGGAAACCTCCTCCCGCAATTCTTTGAGCCGAAGATTAAGATAATCCTCCGGCATATCTTTCCTGAGTTTCTCAAGAACCGGAATTAAAGCGGCTGTCCAAGCGCCGACAATCTGCTGGGAGTTTAAAGTCACGTTCATAGCCATTTCAGAGGCCTCATCAAGGTCAACCATGATTGCGGTGACGGTCTCAGCGTTATCAGCCTGGAGTATCTTATAGCGCTGATGCCCGGAAATGATATGCATGGTGCGCTTATTTATGACTAACAGGTCCACCAAACCAAACTTCTCAAGAGAATGCCTTAAGCCTAAAAGCGCTTCTTCGGAAATCTCTCTTGGGTTATAAGGCGCCGGCTTTATATCGGACACCTTGATGTCGCAAATGTCCGGCTTGACGTTAATCTTTGGCATACAAAACTCCTTTCGTTTTTCTGCGTAACTCTATCATCTACAAAGGCTTAATTTTATCCACACTGAATAAATTCTTACCCTAAAATACCCTTTTGCGACCACGACATCACTTTTTGAAATTTTAAATCACTCGCTGCCCGCGCCTCGCCCGACCCGCGCTGCCAGCCCCCTCTGGAAGGACCCATTAAACAAGTTGCTTTGCCTCCATCTCAAGACCATTCTTAAACCACTCCGCAGGTTTTTTGATATCCTTTTTATCTTTCTTGAAGTCTTTGCATAACCTAACCATCAACTCCGGGTCAGGCGGATAGCCTTTCTCCATCTGATAGCTAAACATGAAGCTGTAAAGGTTAACATCCTCAAGCAACTCCGCACAGCAAGCCTCCAATTGCTTTACGCACTCATCTGTAGGCTTAGCATAAGGCAGGTTTTTAGGGGTTTTCCACAGGTCTAAAAGACCGTTTTGCGTATTGTTAAGTAAATATTGTTTATTTCTATATTGTTCCAGTGCCCCCGGTGTCACTACTACCGGTGACACGGGGGATACTGGTGTAGTGCCCTTGGTGTCACTAGTGACACCTATGTCACCAGTTGCCTCTGTGGATAACTCCGCATTGAGAAGCGTGTAAATATTAGACCTCCCCTTTGTCCGGTCAATGCAGATAACCTTAATCTGCTCTAGGCTCTTAAGCATGCGGATGATAGTGCGCCTGCTTACCGCGCAATGCCGGGCTAAAGTAGTCACTGAGGGAAAACAATCCTGCCCCCTTACATTGGCGTAATAACAAAGCCAGACATACACCGTTACTGCGGTAGATCCTATCCGCTTGCTGATAAACTCAAGAACCGGCTTGCCTACCCAAAGGAATTTGCCGTCCCGAAGATCCCTGATATCTATGCGTTCTTCTGCCATAAATGTTCTTTTTATTTTTTCCAGCGTATCCATCCCCAAAAACTCAAAACAAAATAAACCGCGAATAATACTCCCTGCGCGTAAAGGCCATGTCTGAAATCAACAACTGCCCACCCGGTATTCGTCAGCATCCAAAGCAGAAAACCTCTCCGGTCGCGCCTGATGTTAAGGACAACACCGATGATTGACAGAGCTGTCAAAAACCACATTATTTTTTCTTAGGTTTCTTCTTTCCGAAAGGACGGTTGGCCTCAATTAACTTCCTGCGGTTATACCAGCTAAGTCCTTTATAGACCTTCTTTAAGCCTTTGGTAACTTTCATAGTTCCTCACTCCTCCTTATTCTTTCCACGGTGAATTTATCCTCACCGAGTTTGCGGGTCATTAACCCGATAAATATTTGAGCGATGTATTCGCCAACCTCGCTTGAAGCATCGATAACCGCCTTGTCGTTGGTAGCCAAATATCCTGCATGAAGCCTTACCTTAGCCTGGCCAAAGGCATACTCGGCAGTTTCAATTGCCCGGGCTATCTGCTTCTCAATGGTTTTCTTGCCTACCTTTTCATGAAACTTAAACTTGCATACATCGGTCATCTTGATTGCCTCCACTGCGTGTATATCGGGTTTTCTTTAAAACTGTCACACCCCTATAAGATATTATTTCAAATAATCCTGAAGCCCTTCCTTTTCAAAGAGTTCTCTGATCCGGACTATTTCCCGGTAAATAATCATTCTGTGTTTATCAAGACGCCTAGAGGCCTCGCTAATGGTTAGACCCTCTTCGCCTAAAAGTTTGCACAACTTATGCTGTTGAGGTGTAAGCTTCCGGTATGCTTTGGAGAGTTCTATCTTGAGTTCTGAATTGATCTGCGGCAGGGTTTTATCACTTGCTGCGATTTTGTCTTTTAAGGCAGGTGAATCTTCTTCACTATTAAGCGGTTCATCCAACGATACACTTTCATAAAATGCTTTGCGTTTATCTGTCTTTGCTTTCTCGGCAAGCTGGCCAAGCACATTCCGGACAACCTCCGCCATATAGGTCTTTTTTGAAGCGCCGCGGCTTGAATCATACTGACCGCGAACCTCCAGCCAGTGTATAAGGCACTCTTGCAATAGATCATCGAATCCTTCCCGCTCAAGACATTTCTGTTCTTTTCTGCAATCATTAATTACCTTCTTTGCAACAGCAAGTTCCCAGCTCTCAAATAAACCTCCGTAATTGAGACTCATGAGACACCTCCTTTTTATTTTTTCTGAGGTGTCTCAAATGAGCCCTAACTAACGATATGCTTTTGAGGATATGAAGTAAATCACGGAGGGCTCATAAACATATGCAGAGATATCGCTATTTCTATCTTTTATTCCTCGTTAAATCTTCAATGCCTAATAATTCATTTTGCGTCGGCTCCCTGCCCAAAATACCGGATAGCACCATTATTATTGCTTCACAGAGCCTTCCATTCCGGAGTTGTTTTTCCGATACGGAAGAATCCTGCGCATAAACCACGCGTATCCTGCCTCCGAAACGTTTGTTAAAATTATTCTTTATCCGCTGCCCCATATTCTTCACCTCTACAGCGTGTATATCGGGTTTTTTCTCAAACTGTCACACCGGTACGCTTGTGACAAATCATAAAAAAAGACGATATATACACATAGAAGCCCCTTGATTCCTCTTGACTTGTCGGGGTTTTGTTATAGGGTTGGGGTGTCTAAATAACCTGAAAGGGGGTGAAAACACATGACAACAGAGCAGAAAAAGAAAAACAAAGAGTTTTTGAGCAAGCTCCATGCCAAGCATTACGGCAAAAAGAAATCAAAAACTCAAAAGCCGAAAGCTCCGGTTGATAATTCTCCGTCGCCTAAAGAAGGTATTGTCTTAGCGGCTGGCAGCACGCGTAACGAACTAATGCTGACGGCTAAGCAGCGCGGAGTTAAGAATTTCCGGGTGCTTAATAAGCAGGAGCTCACTGACGTACTCAAGAACATCGGTGATCAGAAGGCTGTCGATACAATTGTGGCTGGGGCCGTGGCCAGATGGAAAGCTGGCTGGGGAAAAAATAAACACAAAAAAGAAACCCAAGCATAAGTGTTTTACCGCCGCCATGCAGAAGATAGTTTTTGCATGGCGGCTTACCAAAACTGAGAAGGAATGTTTTTATGATTGTGAATACTAAAACAGAAAAGAAAAAACGCTATGTCATCTATACCCGCTGTTCTACTGATGACCAAGCACAAGGCGACTATACAACCCTTGACGCGCAAGCCCACCACTGCAAAAACATGATGGATGCTTTTGGCTACGAGTTGGCAAACTTTGGTGATAAAGGAATAGTTAACGACAACGGCTTTTCCGGAAAAGACCTAAACCGTCCCGGCATCCAAGCCATACTCAAAGACATCCAGAAAAACAAATCCTTTGATGGCATTATCTTCTTCCGCCTCGACCGCCTGACCCGCAACCCTCGTGATCTATACAGCATGATCGATATTTTCAAGGCGCAAGAAGTCGACTTCCTCTCCGTCCGTGAGAATCTTGACAGTTCAACTGCAATCGGTCGAGTTGTCATCGGCATCATCGGATTGCTATCAGCTTTTGAGCGCGAACTCACCGGTGAACGCGTCAAAGCCTCACAGATTGCCCGGGCAAGACAAGGCAAATGGGTTGCCGGTAAACCGCCGTTCGGCTACAAACAAGTCAAAGATGGCGAACCGCTTCCAAACGGCAGACAGCCACATAAAAATGAAATTGACGAAACAATAGCTCCGCACATAAGACGCATTTTTGAACTGGCAGCTGAGAATAAAACCTTAAGCGAAATCGGTCATACCCTCATACAAAACGAAGTGCCGACCGCAAAGAAAATGCTGTGGCGAAAACAAACGGTCGCCAAAATCATCAAGAACCCGTTCTACAAAGGTATGATTTCGTATTCCGGCGAAATCCACAAAGGCACCCACCTTGCGATCGTTGATGAAGAACTCTGGGATAAAGCAAACCGGGTCATTTCGGCAAACCTTCCCGGCCATAGGTTCAAAAAAATAGCCAAGGATTATAACCAGCGTTTGAAAGGATTATTGCGATGTGGGAAATGCGGAAGTAGTTTTGTCTGCGCCATAGCGCACAGCCATAACGGAAACATCTTTTATTATTATGAATGCAGCCGGGCGAGACAGAAACTCGGATGTGACACCAAGCGGATATCCGCTACGGCGTTTGATGAAGCGGTGATTGCCTTCTTTAGGCGGGCGTCAAAAGACCAAGAAATCATCGTAAAGGCGATGGGAAATGCGATTAAGGACAATGCGACCAAACTGGATATCTACGACAAAGAAATCAAAACCCTCCAAAAGAAGCTCGATAAAGCTAAAAAAGCGGCGGCTAAACTCTTAAACCTCGCCATAGAGAAAGTAATCTCCAAAGGCGTCACCTACTCCGAGAAAATGGACACCTACGAGAAAGAAGTCACCGTATTGGAAGATCAGCTATCTAAAGCGCTGGCACGCCGCAGGGCCGCTGACATGTCGATCCACTCCAGCGAGTATTTGTATTCAAACCTGCGGTTTGCCATGGCGCATCTGGACGAGGCCCCTGCAGAGGCCCAAATTACCCTGCTAAAAGCCCTTATCAAGGCCATAGACGTCCATGACGACCACGTGATAATGCGGATGTATATCGGGGAACCTTTCGAGGAACTAACCTGCCAAATTGACCCTAAAAAACAGGAAACCCTGCCCGTTGCTGTTACCAGCAATGAACAGGGTTCGCCTGAGCGTCCACAATGGCGGAGAGGCAGGGATTCGAACCCTGGGATCTTGCGATCACGCGCTCTCCAAGCGCGCGCTTTCGACCGCTCAGCCACCTCTCCAAAAATTTTATGAAATAAAATTTTTGGTTCCATCGCCCACAAAAAGTTTTATTACGGGAGGGGGAACCTTAACCTATCTATCCCTTATTAAAGAACTGAGGAAATTCCTGCTTTCTCTGCTCAATATTATAATTCTGGGTATAACCGACAATCTGGCTCACCAGGGACGCAACCACAAGCGCTAAGGAAAACTTAACGCTTCCGGTCAATATGAAAGCGGTAAGGCCCATAACCGCGATTGATTCAAGCAGCGACAGCTCTAAAACAACGCCGGCAAAGAAAACAGAATAGAAACTATCCTGCGAATTAATCGTTTTCTTACGTATGCTCCAGAATTTTTCCCTGATGAAGTAGGCCAAAAAAAACGTAACCAGGCCTAATAATAGAAAAACAAACAACAGGGTATCCTTTATTCTACTATCAATCTGGGGAAGGCGCAAGATACCATAAAACCAAAAGCCGTAAATCAGCGCGCCGTAAATAACCGTCCCTGAAATGACTGCCAACCCCACTATCTTTAATGTTTTTTCTTTAATCAT